GAACTCGACATGAATACTCATGGCCTCATTGATATCGCCCTTATTCGCTGTGATGTACTGCCCGAAGTCGGCAAGGATGATATCGCCCTTGTCGCCAAGTGCCGCCGCCTGCTCAACGGTGAAACAGGGGAACCCATTCAGACTCGCCTGCATCGCGCCCTGATAGAACTGTTGCTGATACAGAGGAACAAGTTGCCCACCTGTACCAACGGCAATACTCAGAGCCGACAACTGAGGCTTACACTCCCTGTTCACGAGATAGCAAACAGAGGGAGACTCACGCCACATACGGGATTCCATTTTCAGGATGTTTTCAGCAACGATAGTATCCGCCGTCTGATTGGTTTCCTTCGTTACACCGATTAGACAGTCAGCATTGATAACTCCAAGGGGTTCACCCGCGCCGCTGCCATTAATGACAAGATCCTGGGCCTTGAAAGCAAATTCTTCACCAAAAAGCTGCCGCATTTCCTGGCCCAAAAAAGTCACATTGCGAACAGTCTCACCAGAAGCATAATAGAGACCGGTCAGTTTCTTCGGCTCTATCCTGATCTTGCGGAATTTGGTCTTGGAGGCAGTCATTTCACCGAGTTCTTTGTCGGTATAAACTCTTACACCGCCACCGCGGGATCCGTTTGCCCTACTTGTTTCGTCAAGCTGAAGAATCTCGACAAACTGAGTACCAGCCCCAAGGGTACGAGATTGACACCTGGGAAGCACAACAGAATTATTAAACCCATTGGTCATCAGGTCAATAGCTGTCTCTCCCTGAAGGAAGTATCCACCATCAGAGGGAACGCCAACCGTAAAGCCTCCGGTCGCAGCCGCACGTTTTTCATCTCGTGCGTTTTCCTGTACGTTGTATTTCTCAATGTTTCGTTTTTCGGTTTTCTCAAGCCTTGATCTGGCCTCAGAGACTTCCTTTGAGCTCACCTGCCCACCTGGGAGGGAAAGAGCGCGGACATCAAGCAGCTGCGCCCCAAGTTGAGAGGCGGGGGAACCGCGATAAATCGGCTGGTCCTCTACCGTGATAACCGGATCGCCTGCAACGGTAAGAGCACCATCACCCACTTTACCATCACCGAATAGACGCCCTCTGAGTTCCTCCTCGGCCTCAACAGATTTCATTTCCGCCTCTGCCGCTTCGATTTCAACTTTAAGGGTTGCCCGCTCTTCAATCTCTTCTGTGGTCATGGCCCTCTTTTCAGTCTCGGCTTTCTTTCTGATCGCCTCCATTTTGTCGAAAGCGGCTTTCATCTTTACTTGGTATTCATTCATTAGATTTTTCCTCCTCAATTCTTTTGATTTTTCGATATAGATTATCTTCTTCTGCTATGGCTTGGAAGTCCGTCAGGACATCCTCTCCGCCGTCCATCTGGGCGGCTGGTTTATTCTCTTCCATTTTTCGTAATGCAACTGTCGTGTCGTTAAAGGCAGCAAACACTACCGGAGACACATCAAATACTTCTTCAACTTCAATAATTGTCCGCTTCACCATATTCTTATCGGAATAATCCCACTCATCAACAGCAACGGTGAACCCGTACGAGGATTCTTTGATATCTCCCCGATCAATAGAGGTCATGAGGTCACGAGCCCCCTGTGTATCCGGAGGAATGATCTCATAATAAAGACCATTATCGTCTTCTTTAAGTATGAGAGTCCCGGCGCTTTGCCTCCCAAGCGGAAGCGTGTCGGAATCGTGGTTAAACAGAGCCCTTGCATCAGATCGTGAAAGAGCCTTTTTAAAAGCGCCCTTGCGGACGTATTCAATAAATCCCATATCCTCTGAAGGCTTGTCGAATACGGAGGCATAGCCCACTATTTTCTTTGGGCTTCCGTCTTCAGAAGTAATCGCCCTCAATTCACCTGTTTTTCTTTTTTCCACGTTTTTTTCCATGACTTTTGTCCTCTTTATCCTTCAGTTTGCCTTTCCGCGTTTCATATTCCCGCTTTATTGCTTTCTCATAGTCTTTTTTCACTGTTTTACCCCAGAGAGAGCCTTTAAATGGGTAATAAATCCATCTCCCAGAGCCTTGATTTGCCCTTCAGCTATTGCCTGAGCGTCACGATCCAACCATTCACCATCTGTAAATCCTGCGGTTTGGGATTCAAATATGTAATCTCTGGCAAAATCAGCACAAGAAAGGCACGTAAATCGTTCTATTTCAGCCTTAAAATCATCATATTTTACCCCATTTAGCTCTGATTCCATGCCTGTTATAGCCTCAGAAAAGCTTAGAAAGACCGGATTGACCTGTTTTTTGATGTATTCCGGGAAATCTCTGTAAAACTTATCAATGTCCCCGTCATTTTTGCGAAGCCAGTTGACCCGTTGCGACTCCTGCCGAGTGACTCTCCCGATTGCATCTGAGAAAAGACGAAGGTAAGCACTTTCAAGCCGTGCGCGGTATGTGAGGCTGCTTTGTTGTACGGGTTCGTCCGGCTTTTTCCCAGCTTCATCAAGGGGGACAAAATTAAGAGGCACAAAACGCTTGTCACCTTCCGGGCCTATTGGATTCCAGTTTTCGAGTTCCGCTACTTTGTTCGGAGTAATCCCGCCGATCCCAAAGAGTGACGTATAGAAAGAAGCTCGCGCCGCTGCATCGCCTCTCATCAAGCCATCAATTAAATGCTCAAAGAAGTATTCTCCCTGCATTTTCCGGGGGAGAAGCCACATATTGTAAGATTGCTCAAGTCGAACCAGCCAAGACCGTAAAGTTTTAATCACATAATCAAGACTGAATTGTTCCGCGCTTGCGTATGTACTCGCCTTGTTATATTCCCCATACATCTGCGGGGGAAGCCGGTATATCCTTGATCCAATATCTACGTTTTGAAAAGATCGGCTTTCTAAAAATTGGGCGTCATCGTTGGGAATCCCGATCTTTTCGACCTTCATGTTTTCCTGAAGAAGTAAAAGTCGGTGAGACTTTCCAAGCCCACCATGAGCGGTTAGCAATGCATCTGTAAGGTTCGAGTGTCCTTCTGGGGACAATTTGCCAGGGTGAGAAACGATAATGCCGGGATGTGTCCCATTCCCGAAGTACAATTCTCCAAACTCTTCAAGAGATTTTCCAAGCCCTATTGCTTCCCGCGCAGCAGCGATAGGAGAATATCCGACAAGGCCATTGAACGAGAGGCCGGGAGTGTGTAAAACTTTTTCTTTTGGTAGAACGACATCAGGTAACCCCGTCCCTGCCATGCTAATATGATAGACGATCTGTTTTCGCTCGTTTCGTTTCGGTGTTACCCGGTTCGGCGTGATAGGCCAGAGATTGACAACTTGATTTTTGTAGAGCAGCCCCTTCCCATACTCTTTCTCTGCATAAGCATTCCCCCACGCAAGGAGGTGTGACATATACGTTTCCCGAAAAGAGATGGCTGTCATTTCAGGGTTCGGAGAGTCGTGGAGCAAGCGATATAGAGGCTGTTCTGTAGCCTTATCCCTCCCAGCTCCATTGCGCCGATATAAATGTAAAGGTAAAGAGGCAGTATCTTCAGAAAGCACTTTGATACAACACCACACCACAGCAAGTTGCATAGCACTCTTTTCAGAGACGGAAGACCCTGCCTTTGTTTTGATTCCACCAGACCCCCCATAGAACGATCCACCCGGGGAATACCAGGAATCATCTAGCGCACCCATACGTTTCTCCATGTTCGAGATACTACCCATTTTTTGGTATCCTTATAATCCACCCGAGGCCAAGAAGCATTGAGACAACACCAAACGCCACAAATCCAAGCCACGGCATAAATAGATGAAAACCGTATCCGATTGAGAAAAGCCCCCCGTAGGTAAGCCAGTCCCTCACATCAAACGCTGCGTAAACCCTCGCCGAAAAGGATTTAATACCTTGCAGGAATCTCTTAATTGGTTTTATCATGGCGTGATTATCTTCCCTTTTTTTCTAAAACAAAAATAATATTTGTAAAATCTGGAAAGTATTTTTGACTAAATTCGTAACTACTTAATATCAGGCATATTTATTTTTTGGAAAAGTGAAAATAAAGCTTGACCTAAGCGTTTTGGTTTGATATTATGTAGACAAATAAAGGGGAGGTAAAGGAAATGAAGTATATTACAAAGACAGGGAGCGGAAGACGAGTCGAAGCAAAAAATGGGATGATATATCTCGATGGAAAAATAATCGGAAACGGAATTCAATACCCGCCCGAATGGGTACTTAAAAAATGCCCTGAATGTGCAGGGATTGTTTTGTACAACAAAAAGAATATCGTAACTTTAACAACAAGTGATATCGAAAAAATCAAAAGCACTCGTATAAAAGTACCTGAATTTTCTAAATACGCAAAAAACCGCTTAGCCGAGGCAGAGAGAAACGAGGATATAAATTTCCTAAATAGCGACCTGACAGCGGAACCCACGTTTTCAGATGCAACCGATGGACAATATGAAATCTATACCGACTAAAGGAGGTAAGGAAATGAAACTAATACCACAGGATCATCAGTTAACAGGATTTGCAGAAGCATGTTTCGACACAAATAGTGTGCAGGAACTCATCGAGGCATTGTTGGAGCAGTCCGCAGACAAAGAAGATTGCAAACAATGGGGGATTACGCCCATTCAATGGCGGGAATCCATAAAACGCGCCCTTGAATGCCGCCTCTATCAGATGGAAGATACAACCGGTGAATTAAGTAAACTGGCCGCAATACTGGGCCGCAAAGGAGGCTCTGTAAAATCTGAGAGGAAGGCCGCCGCGTCCCGCGAGAACGGGAAGAAGGGTGGGAAGCCGAAAAAGAAAGAGTAACAATGTGGGGGCTTCGGCCCCCTTTTTTATTCCACCGCAGGCCTCGATTTCAAGGCCTCCTCCCGCGGTATCCTTATCGTCCCACCCTTCTTTACAGCCTGTATAACTCCCTGATCTATCCAAGAGTAAATGGTAGAGACAGCTACAGACCAATAGACTGCTACTTCATCAGGCCTCAAGAGTTGCTTGTTTGGGAGTTTGATCATATATTCCTCTTTCAGAATGCAATATTTTTTAAAATATCAGATTTCGACATTCCCTCGTAAATTGAAACCCCACCTCTTGCCTCAGGATTCATCGCCATCAATGCTACGCAGTTGAAAACCGCCATGAGAGGATCAATCTTCCCGGTCCCGCTGGCTTGCTTAGTAATACAAATTGCGTTCCCTCTCGGCTCTACACGGGCATTACCTACACACCACGTCATAAGCGGCTGGCCTCCATGTATAAGCGTCTTCTCTGCGACTTTACGTTCCAGGGTTTTGATCGCCCCGTTAAGCCTCCACCCCTGCGGGATCCCGACTATCCTATCATGTTCTATCATGCCCTTTCCGATCTCGTCTCCCTGCTCGATCTCGTCCACTATTGCCCCAATGCCAGCCTGATCTACCCCGATTCTGTCAAGCAACCCCGATTTATCACATTGTCTAACAATATCCCCGACCTCTTTTATGTCTTGTCCTATTTCCTTAACAATCACAAGATCGCCGGCTTTCTCAAAATCTCGATATCTCGGAGCCTCTGATTTCCTACGTTTAAGTGCAATCGGATTACACCATGCGCGCGTCCATAACAACCATTTCCCATTCCCAGAGTCACGCCCCAAAACAGCCAACCCCAGAAGGTCATCAAGACCACCTCCATCAATCCCAACCACTACAACTTCTGACCGCTCAAGGATAAGATCAAGCGTCACGTCCCCGGCCGCAGCCTCCCATGAATCAGCTCCCGCCCACCTTTGAGATTTGAGGGACATACCCATTTCAACGTTAAGATACTTCGCTAAAAACCCCTGCATAGAGACATCTCCATCGTTCTGGGCCTTCTTAAACTCGCGGAGAATAAATTGTTCATCAACTGAAGCCCCTAAGTTGGGGTTCGTAACATAGAAATACTTAGGGTTGAGGTGCTTTTTCGCCTTTAGAATAGCCTCGGGAAACTCGTAAATGACCGGAAGGAAACAGTTATCATTAATCTTTCCGTCTCTAACCCCTCTTGCATAGTCTAATTTCTGCTTAAAAACTCCCGCCGGGGCCTCGTCTGATTGTGTTGAGAGATAGATTACAAACCCCTCCGGCCTCGATGCCAGTCCCCCACAAGCTTCACGGAGCATATTTTCGGATTTCGGGCGTTTACCAAATTGCCATAGTTCGTCTACCAGGATACCTGTGGCCTTCTTCCCGCCCACGGTCTCACTATCTGCTGCAAGTACCTTTAATGTCGCTCCTGTGCCCCTGTGTGTGATCTGGCGGTAGTGTTCCTGTACCAACATGAGATCAGATAATTCGGGATCAGCCTTTACCATATCTCGGGCCGGGTAAAATGAGTTATTCGCAATTTCAACCGTGGGAGCAAGAATTGTGAACTCTGCCGATTCTCTCCAATTACGGATGAGGGCTGTTAGCATAATCCCTGCGCCACAACTCGACGATTTGCTGTTTTTCTTGGAAATTAATAGGAAGAATTCCTGAATGAGCCGCCGCCCTGCATCTTCATCATAGGCCCCGAAAATAGAACTGACAAAATTGAACAACCAGGGACGGCCAGCCTTGCCAAGCGTTGGCCGGTTCAAGACATCGACAAGCTGCAACTCCTTGAAGACTCCAAGGGCTTCGCTGGCTTCTTTTGGGAAAAGTGGGGGGAAGGTGATAAGACTTTCGCCTTTCATCACTTTTGATTCCCAGTTTGGGCAGGCCGTACTCCACTTCATTACAGATTCTCCGCTTTCGGTTCAAATAGTCTTCCCTGTGCCATGTGTCTTTTAAGCCTGTCCTTTGCCGCTTCAAAGTAATCATGGTTAAGCTCTATCCCAGTAAACTCAAATCCCATATCATAGGCCGCAATCGCACTTGACCCGCTTCCGAGGTGAGTATCAAGGATGGTCTGCCCCGGCTTTGCGTAGTTTTTGAGAAGCCATTTATAGAGAGCAACAGGTTTCTGGGTTGGGTGAATGCCGCTTCGCCTTGCGCTTGAATGAGTAAACCTTTTTACTACTGTTTCAAAACTTGTATATGCAAGCTCGCAACTCGCAAACGAGACGTCTTGACTAAACAGCTTATCCCAAACAATCCAGCAAGAGCTTCGCCTCCCTATTAAATCCATGAAATGATTTGCGCCCCAAATAATTTGATTTTCGGAGACTCGAAAGAGTTCGTTAAAGTATTCTTTCGATGGTGGTTCACTATCCCACGCTGCAGGTTTATAATTACTGGCCGAGTTGCCTTTCCTTCTCCCCATGTTATGATTAACTCCGATCCCGTATGGCGGGTCTGTTATGGCAAGGTTGTACTCGTTGTCTTTCATCTTAGACATCGCTTCCATACAGTCGCCTTCGTAAATCATTACGCCCTCCATTATTTAACCATCCTTAACGGAGGTTTACCGGATGCAAATTTTCCCCCGCCCGCTGCCTTTGCTCGCTCTTCCCGCTCCTGTTTCTTCCCAGCACCCTCACCCTTTCGAGCATGGATAAACGGAGCGGCGGCTATGGCCATCTTGTCCCTTCTATCCTTTTCTGCCAATGGATCATTCATCACCTTGAGCATATATTCGAGAGGGTCCAAGTTCTCGGCTTCGATTATTTCCTTGTCATCATCACTAAGACCTTCGGTCAATTCAGCACCGATTTTATCCATCAGCTTTTTCTCGGTAATGGATAATGATTCACCCTTGCTGATACGCAGAAGAAATTCCTGATACATCCGGGCCTTTGCTTTTACCCCCAAATCGAGAATAGCTTTGATCTTCTTCTTGTCGCTGGTCTCTGTCTGCTTCTTAGGGGGAGTGCCTTTGGCCTTTCCCTTAGACCCCGGCTTCCTCCCAGCTCCGACTCTATATCCGCCTCTTGCCATTTTGATCTCCTTTGATTAATTTTGATTAGCTTATTAC